TAGAAGATATTAAGTCAAAATATAAGGTTTCTAAAAAAGTACAAGATGCCTTATCACAACTGTAAAATAAAAACCGTATATTACGAAGGAGAACACAATAACTATAAATTTAAAATACAATGGAAAAAAAGACAACAGCAATCATTAGTGGAAGTATCGAACTTACTTCAATCGATAAATCAAAGCTAATACAAGGAAAGAACGGAAAGCAATATTTAAACTTTACTGCAATGGTTCAAAACCAGTCTAGTTACGGAAACAATGTTTGGGTAACGCAATCACTAAGTAAAGAAGAAAGAGAAGCAAAAGCAGCTTCTATAACTTTAGGTAATGCAGCCGTTAGATGGATTTCTGACGAGGGTATTAGTGTAGCCGAAAAGAATGAAGAGGTTACCAACACCGTACAAAACGAAGCAAGAGAAGTAGATTTACCATTTTAATTTAACTGGGGGTGTAACAACCCCCTTTTTTTATGACACCAAAAGAATTAAGACAAGATAAACCAATGCCAACTGATTTTTGGAATTACAAAGTCAATCCAATTATGGGGTATTATGTAGAGCCGCAAGGCAGGAATATTAATAAAGAATCTAAAAAATATGGGTTAAGCCCATTACCAAGCAAACAATGATAGCAAAAGCAGCAAACATAGAAAAAAAAATACTAGATATAAAATACGGTAGAATAAAGGAAGGGTTAAAAATTGACATTCCAGAAATGGATGAGTATTTAAGATTTAAGCACGGTAATTTTAATTTATTGATTGGCCACGCAAACGTGGGAAAGACTACCGTATTAACTTACCTTTTTACTGTATGGGCAATAAAACACAATTTAAAGTTTTTAATATGGTCAAGCGAGAACACGCCGCAAAGTATTGTCAGAAAGATAATTGAATTTAAGATGGGGCAACCTATTCAAAAAGCAAGCGAAGAACAAATTGCCGAAGCTATAAAATGGTGTGATAATCACTTTAAGGTTATAGACGTTCAAGAATTAATTACCTATAAAGAATTATTAAAGGAAGTTAATGACATTAAAGATGCTTGGGATTATGATGCGTTAATGATTGACCCCTATAATAGTTTATCAATAGACAAACAACTAATGAGAAGCGTGGGAGGACACCAATACGATTACCAAGTGGCAAGTGAATTCAGGTTATTTTCAAAAGGTAGAAACGTAGCTTTATTTTTGAACGCTCACGGTGTAACGGATGCAATGCGACAAGTTTACCCACAGAACCACGAATATGCAGGGCTTCCTAAACCATTATCAATGAGCCAAGTCGAAGGAGGTGGTAAATGGGGAAACCGTGCGGATGATTGCTATTGTGTACATAGGATGACAAACCACCCGAACGAATGGATGTATTCAGAACTTCACGTCCTCAAAATAAAGGAAACCGAAACAGGGGGAAGATGTACACCATACGAACAACCAATGAAATTACGAATGAGCAAAAATAATGTAGGATTTGAATTTTTAAATAGGAATATTCTACACAGCAAACATACAGACATTAACGAAATAATAAACTTCTAATGATACCAATAGTATTAACATTAGCAATAATAGCAACTGCCTTCATATTTTGGGGGCAACTTAACAATGCAGACATTCAAATAGCCCCTATTTTTGGGGTTGTGTTTGGTGCTTTATATTCAAACGAAGATTTTGAAGATGAGCGTGAACACGTTTTACAATGCTGCATTCTTTGCGTAAGTATTCAAGTAATATGGGCGACACCAAATGGCTTAGAAAAGTAGCCGAAAGACATCAGGAATGGATTAAAATAGTTCATTCATTTGGAGAATACACCTATGCCGAAGATTTGGTACAAGAGATGTATCTTATTTTATTAAAATACACTACACCTGAAAAGATAATAAAAGATGGTGTGGTTTCAAGGGGTTACGTTTACTTTACTTTACGTTCCCTTTACTACCAATATTACAACAAAAAAAAGAAAGTAACTAAAGTCAGTCTTGACGATGAAGAACTTTCAATACAAATCCCTTCCTTTGACCATATAGAAGAACACGAGGCATTCCATAAGATATGTTTACTTGTTGATGAGGTTGCAGATGGATGGGGATGGTATGACCGCAAACTGTGGAAGCTATACAGCCAGACAGATATGAGTATGCGAAAGATAGCAAGCGAAACCAATATAAGTTGGGTAAGCATTTACAACTCATTAAAACACCTTAAAGAAGATTTAAGAAATAAACTAGGCGAAGACTTCGCTGATTTTAAAAACCAAGACTATGACAGAATTTAAAGGCGACAAAAGAAGTAAGGAGTACAGATTATGGAAAGCTAAACACAATTTAGCAAGTGAAGGGTTTGGTGATACCATTCAGAAGATAACCAAAGCAACTGGAATTGAAAAGGCTGTAAAGTTTATAGCAGGGGAAGATTGTGGCTGCGATAAACGACAAGAGAAACTAAATGAGTTATTTAGATACGATAAACCAAAATGCTTAGAAGAAAGCGAATACAACTTATTAAGGGATTCAATAGAAAATAAAAAGAACCGCTTTACAGGGGATGAACAAAAGGAGTTTATTAAAATATTTGAAAGGGTTTTTGATACTAAAGTTGTGGGTTGTTCTTCTTGTGCATTTAAAAGCACGGTGTACAATAAGTTGGAACAACTATTTAAAACTTACCAGTAATGAAAGAGGGCGAACTTTTTGACTACCTTGTTGGGTGCTGCTACCCTGATTTAGTAAAAGCTAAAAAACAGATGAGCCGTTGGGATTGTTATTCTGTTGAGCATAACCATAGGATAGAATTAAAGTGCAGGGGCAAACATTACCCAACCTTGTTGATTGAAAAAAAGAAGTTTGATGCAATGATAGAAAAGTGTAAAGACAATTTAGACATTCCGCTTTACATTTGTTCAACCCCTAAAGGAGTATTCAAATTTAATTTGTACCTTGTCAATCCAAAGTGGGAAACGCAATACCATAACAAGACAACGCAATTCTCAAACACAAACAAAATTCCAAAGGAAGTAGCAATGCTCCCTGTAATAGATGCCGAAATATTATGACAACAAGAGATGCAATGCAAAAGAAGTTCGACAACCTAGACGATTTAAACCTTACCACTAATCTTTTAGTTATACAGGAAAATGTATTTAAGTGGTGCGAAGCAAAACCCGACAATGAAAAATTAAAGGAAGTAAGAAGTGCAATTATACAAATATCATTACTAACAAACAAGCTGCTATTGGATAGGGGAAACTATCACACGACACTAGAACAATACAGAACACAAAGCACAAGGTCAATAGAAAGGGCAAGGAGGTCAGAAGAAGAGGCAACGTATTTAGAAAAAGAACTAGAAATTTATAAAAAGAAAGAAAATTTAGGATTATGAGCGATTCAGTAACAAAGTACTTTGAGAATGCAGATAGCACCAGAGGTGTCGACCTTAGACAAACAGACAAAATAGTTCAAGACGTTTTAAGCCGTTTTAAGCAACGTTCAGAAGTGGGGGTACAAAAGTATGGCACAACACTTTATGATTCGCCTGATGGGTTCTATACGTTCTTAAACCACCTTCAAGAGGAACTTATGGATGCAACCTTGTACATTGAGAAACTTAAACAGCAAAAATGAAAGCAGAAGACTTAACAAACATACTAATCTTTATGGAGATGTGTTTGGAAGATGGAATAAACGAAATGAACGTAAAGTTTGATGAAAACGGAATAACAGCAATAACACCAGTAGAATGAAAGAATCAACATTAATAAAGATGAAGCAGGAATTAAAACTAACTCAGCAAGCCGTTGTGGTAGCCTTGCACAGAATAGAAAAGTTGGAAGCAAAATTCCCACCTGAACTAGACGAGGAAAAAAAAGATAGTTTATAATTTGTTTATATCAAAAAAATTTATTTACTTTACATTATAATTAAAAACAAACAATTATGACTTACAAAGAAAGCGAGTACATTACAGAACAATACGCATCAATGCCTATGCAAAGGTTGATGGAAGTTATTGCAGACAATCAACACTTAGATGCACACCGTGAAAGATGCAGAATAGAAGTAGTAAAGAGAAGCAACCTAGATATAACTAAGATATGATAACGCTACTAAACGGAGAACATTGGGGTAAAGAAGAAATACTCACCCAAATGTACGATGATACATTTTACTACGGACACCTAGGAAAGCACGCATTAAGTAGCAGTAGCCTAAAAATGATTCTTAAAAGTCCAAAGACTTACAGAAATGTAACTAAGTACGGAAACCCTGACAATGAAAGCCCTGCACTATCCGCAGGTAAGTTAGCACATTGGATGGTACTAGAACCGCACAAGATTGACGAACTACACTTTGTAGAGGCATCAACAAAAAACACCAAGATATATAAGGAAGCCAAAGAATCACACGGTGAAGTATTCTTAAACAAAGAACGTAAAGCAGCAGAACGGTTAACAGATGCAGTATTTAGAAACGAAGCAGCATTGCAACTACTAACCAAATCACAGTTTGAAGTACCTGCAATAGAAATGATGGAGGGATTACCCTTTAGGGGCAAGGCGGATATAATACAAGGAAACACTATTATAGATTACAAAACTACTGGTTCAGACTTAGCTTCTTTT